GAAGGCTGTAACTAAAACACCTCCGTGAAAAGGATTAGCAGCAACCGTAACACGAACTACCAAATCAAAGCGGATGCCCTGAACTCCTGCCAACCTACTGGTCATGGTCGGGAACCATGTGTTGATCAACAAAGGCGTTGTGACATTGACATTGACTAAGGGAGTCACAGAGTTGGCACAAGATCCAGTATACACAAGACGAGGTCGTCTAAAATACTCCTTCAAGTCTTGATAAACTGGATCACCTGACGCAAAAGCGACAGTTGGAGCAATAGGAATCTTGGAACAAACACCAGCCTCATCGGCAAAGGAAGTCGCACCTGTAATCTCAGGTGCGGCACTAATACTAAGTCCTTCTATTTCTGCACACACAGTATCTTCAGCTATTGTTTCTAAATTACTAGCGAGTCTAAAATTACTACGTGGGTCAAACTCAACAACCACGCGTCTAGTGCCTCTCTGGATAGTCCTGAGTAGTGGCTAGCGATGGTAAAATGCTGGGTTGCACTAGGTATTTCCCCAGCAAGTCCAGTCCTAGTACCACGCATCATTGCGGGATTGTACCCACTGATACGCGGCCTCCCTAGTCCTAAAAGGAATCTGGAGACCTTCCGCGAGAGAAAACTTCTCAATCGCTGGATAGAACTCATCCCACTTCTTAGGTTCATGGAGCGAGAGCTCGCTAAGCGTCTGCTCAACATTCCTATACAGGTCCGTCCGCACATCCTTTGGGTTTTTAAACCAATATGACGTGTAGAGGAAACTGTTGGGATCGAGGGGGGCAACCCAGCCCCCATTCGCAGCATCGTCACGCACAAAGGAGCGCTTCAAAAACGTGATCTGATCAATGGTTTCATAAGGCACAAGCTCGGAGTCCTTCTTATCTGACGTATAAGTCAGATTGAACAACTCCTTCATGGCTTTTGACACCGTCACCTGGTTGAATTTCTCAATAGTTGAGTCATCAGCACCGTTGACGTTGTCGTCACCAAATGTGTTTATGAAAACATGATCCCACATGTCCTTGAAATCGCCAGTCAAGTGTGCGTAGCAAGCCGTAAGGGTGATGAGGGAATAGAAACTGTTGACCATGGTAGTCAAGGGATGGCCACTTGGAAGGGACTTATTCCATTGAACGATGTATTCGAGCTTATTGCCCACTCCTGTCAAATGGCGGGAGTGGACAAGATCGAGCCAGAGCATCTCTCGTATTTTATCATCTTCTGGTTTCCAGGCGGGATTGTTTTCACGATACCACCTGTTAACCACTCCGAGAATAGCATACAGGATATACGCTTGCTCACTCGCATCAAATCGGGAAAAGTCCCCGGCAAAAACCTTACCACCTTTGGCAGTCAGCTTCTCAGCCAACACATGCCAATCAGTGTACGGGTTAATGCCAGGTGCAAGACCACTCTCAACACAGGAAGCAAACATTGCCGCGAGAAAACAACCAAAGTACATTCGCACCGCGATCACATAATCGAGGGGCGAACCACTTATGGCTCTCGTGGCAATGTTCTCCACTTTCTTGAGAGGTCGCAACTCATCCTTCAGGAAGTCCATACAAACAACTGCAGGGCGATCACCTCTTCGACACTGATCGATCATCTTCTCGACCCGGTCTCTGAGGTACTCACAATGCTCGTTGTTCTCTGGAGTTTGATATTCTCCTTCCTTCCCAAAATAAGCTGTCTTGCCAGGATATTCCGGCTCCCACAGCTTAAATGGATATCCCGGAGAAGTTTTCCTATTAATGGGTTTCAGCTTCAGGTGAGGGGGGGGGGCCACGGCGTCTTCAAAAGTAAGAATACTCTTGTCGTAACCAGTGGTTTGCTCAAAGAATGGTTTGGTAGCCATCTCAACAATGGCATCAAGATTCTCTATCTCACGAAATTCGGCGGGGGACTGGTATGCCTCCATAGCTCTTGCCATGGGGTATACCGTCTCATCACCGACTTTCTTGGGGTAGAGAATCGCTGGTGCCGTTGGGGAGGGTCCGAAAATCTGCGCATCCTGTATCGGGGACTTCTTTATCTTGCTCTTTGTGGCAATGTTGACTGGCTGGTCAACAATGCCAATAGGCAGAAAAGAACCAGCCACGATACCAGCATGCGCAAGCATCTGCTCCTCATCTTTGGAAAGAACGCCAACATTTACCATGTTGTCGTACTTCATACCAAAGACGAAGCTATCAGTGTACGTGTCAAGGTTGGAACGAGCCTCATAAATGAGCTCGCGGGAAATGACAGTGGCATAGCCGCTCCTGGAAAGGAGGTTGGATTTGCCGGCCACATGGATCCCAATGAGACCTGACCCTCCATAATAACGGGGGTCGAAAAGGCTGAGGGGTGCTCCACAGTCTCCTGCTGAGGTTGGGGCCGTGTACTTACACAGACCCTGCACTTCACCAAGGTCCTTCACTGGCACACCTGTCGGGACATACTCACAAACACCACTAACATACGTCGCCCTAGATGTCTTAAGATTCTCATCAATCTTGGCAACATCAAGGCGTACGTTGTTCCTGGTGTTTTTGAATAAGCCCTTCAGGCGTTCCTCATGCATGAATCGATTGGTGATGGTTCTATGGCACTTCAGCATCCTGTTGTCAAACTTCATAAAGATAACATCGCTCTCCTTTAAGGGACAAACTTGCATCTTCAAGAAGCTCTCAACGGGAATACTTTGTGTCACAGAATTGTTGTACACACTAACTAGTGTGACAACGGCCTCCTTACCCTTCTCAGCAGTGATGTCCCTCCAAAAATGGAAAGGCATCACTGCAAGATTGCCTTCAATGAAGAGCAGCTGACCAAGGACGTTAATTGGCTGATTGGGTGTGCAAAGCAACACTTTATAGGTGTTGTTATACACCAAATCAACTGTAACGTCCTCAGGCCCACCACTCTGTGAAACGATGCGGGGCAAAACAATGTCATTCTTAGTTGTCTTAGCAGTGAGTGGGGTGGTGTTTGACTGGGTCCTTGTGCCGAGAATCTTCTCAAGCACGAACTTAGTCAACTCCACCGCACCTCTCACAACCAGCACTAAGCCCGTAAAGATCATTGAGATGATACCCAACGACCTTATACGACGAATCCAAGTGCGGATGGTGGTGACATGGGGGTTGTGTTCGATCCAGGGGTCAGCAACGAAAGAGATAAAATCCTTAAGAAAAGGGATCTTGGTTGAAAGAAACCGAGAGATACCTCTCACTGCATCACTCAACCAAGAACTTCTTCTCTTATAACTCTCCTCTCTTTCGACGCGAGCTTGATAAATGATCTCCTCCAGCTCCTCCGCCGACATCGTCGATGAAGATGGGGTTGATGGCTCTTGGGTCTGCTCATATTCAAACATACCCTCGAGGCATGGCGAAAAATCCTGCCCGTCAATGGTCATATTCTCCTTCACGTTCTTCATGAGATCAAGAAGCTCATGATGGAAAATCTCACCAGTGACATCAGAGCCAGACTGGCTCTTAAGACCACTAGCTAACTTCTCCGACCAAGACTTCAAGTCACTCACTTCCTGGGTGTGAACATTCATGCGTTTCGTGTATTCAGCGCTCATCTCCTTGACTAAGTCAAGCAGAGAGACACCTCCTACACAAGGGGAGGGAGGGGCGCAACCCGAGAAATCGTGAGGGGAAAGTTGCCATGCATGCCAAGGGATACAGTCCAATAACTGCTCTCGAGTAAAAGGAGCCTGAAGAGCATTAACCTTGCTTCGGTAATACTCCTCAACCTTCGCATAATCGAGAGCAGTTGGATAGGGACCGCTTCCCTTTTGGAACGCTGGGTCAACAAAAACCCAGTATCCGTACTGGATTCTTCTGACGACAGCACTGGGCTCTGCCACGAGGTTGGAAACGTAGTCCTTGATGTTGGATACATTGGTAGTACCAAGGACCAGGGGTGATGAAAAATAGAACCTTCCCTTACTATCTAGGTCTGCAAAGTTAAGCGGGAATGCCCAATTGCCGACAGCACGAATAAGGAACATAGCTTCATTATCAAGCTGACTCCCGTCCGTTTTCTGCTGAAAGCAATCGTCCATAACATAACAAAACTGCTGCACATAACCATTCCAGTACTCAGAAAGTCCCTTCTGCCACATGTTGTTGAGAATCTCATCGTGGGGGACAGCCTCAGTTAAAAGCATAACAGAAGCTGCCAACCACTTGAGAACCGTAGTCTTCCCAACGCCACTAGCTCCGCCGAGCATGGCG